TCGCCAATTGGCTGATATCTTTTTAGTAAGTTCTTTTGCTTTAGCATATTATTATATATCAACGAAGCTCTAACATGGATTGGTGTAGATTTCTTATATATTGTAGAGTGGTCGATATATTTTGACAAGCCCCTCACACTTCGTGGAAAAGCAATGTCTTCGAATGGCAGCTTATTAAATTCTTGTCTGAAGTTTTCCACAAATTTCACTAACTCTTCCTCTGTAGAATTCATAATAATTTTAAGTGCTTTTTCGATACGATCCCTACAAGCTGCAGGTGTTGATGATCGTACTGATTCAATGCCTTGGATTTTTAGCTTGGGTTCTGCATATGCAACACCTTCTAGATTGTATACATTAAGAATATAACGTTTCTTGGCTGTCCATATGCCTTTATTGGCTATTGCTTCACGCTTCATCTTCATTTTTTGATCATACGCATTTACGTATGTTGCAAGTTCAGCATAGCATTTATCAATAAAAGGTTCAAGTATTTTCTCACACGCGTTATCGAGATATGCAACGATTTGCTGTGTGTCTTTGCCCTCACACGTTTGTTTCACTAATTCTCCAAGATCGAGATACATAGAATCTGTGTCACAAGCAATTACATAATCAACATCTGATGTTTTAAGCGTTTTATTTAAAAACACATTAATTTTTGATTCCATCCAACGAATTGATAATTGGCCTGATTTAGTAATCGACTCTGCAAGTTCTCTATCAAACCATCTAAAGTATATGTTTGATAAAGCACCATAAGCAGAGTTTAGTTGAATCTTCTTAGCAAGTTGCATGTTGTGACAGCGAGCAATTTCTTTTTCTAACTCATAAGTCTTATCTTTCTCATATGCTTTTTTAGCAGCTAACATTCGGTTCTTATAAACAACGCGATCGTTATACATCTTTTCCATTAGCGTTGGCAAGAATCCTTGATAATCCCTATCAAACGTAATGCCAGAAGCTGCAACAGTATAATTGTTTTCTTTTAAGTAATCTTTAATTGCTTCATCGTGCAATCTACCCTCGAGAATGTTGTCGATGCTGAGACCTGGGATTTCGCCCTTCTTTGTTTCTGGTGAAATGTTGTATTGCATAATGAGATGTGGATACAACGAATTCAAGTCGAACGACACGACCCACGGATGCATCCCTACTTGCGGGTCTTTTACATACGCTCCTACAATCTGCTCATCTTTTTCAGCTTTGTCCACAACAGGAACAACAACTCCTTTGGCTAAAAGGTAATTGTGGATAATCACGTCCCACATACGGACTGATGTAAACGCATCAGCATAATTTACTTTACCATCATATGCAATCGCAAATATTTGTTCAATAAACTTTAGCTTGTCTTCCAGTCTATCAACAAGCACTGTATCATGAATGTTGTAATCAATATACTTTTCAAAATCTTTTTCATATAATTCCTGCAATGAGTCATATTCAGAGTAATCTAGCTTGCGCTCACCAAGCTCAATGAAAGCAATGTGATCTAGTTTAAAACTTTCTTGCTGAGAGAAAGAAAACTTTTTATAGGCTTGCATATAATCAATAATATTGATGCCCACAGGAACATAAACTGTATATTCCTTACCCATAATTTCTAGTGTGCGTTGATCTAAGATACCCCATGGCGAAAGTCTTTTTGCTGATCCATCACCCATCTGTCGTTTAATACGATTGACGAGATAAGGAATATCAAAGAATTCTACGTTCCACCCTGTTATAACATCGGGGTCAATATGTTTTGACTGCCAAGCAGTTAAGAATTTATTAAGAAGATCCAACTCATCTTTACATTCGATGTAAGTATCAGTTGGAGATTTAGACGTGTATGGCTTTAAGCCAAAGGTATACGCTTTACCTCTTTTTCTGAGTGTGATGGCTGTGAGCGGTCTGTCTGCCGTTTCGATATCCGGGAAGCCACCAGCAGTTGACACCTCAATATCAATTGTGACAACGTTAATGACTTTTGGATCGTAATCGACGAGATCGGGATAGGTGTCGTTGATATAAGCATATGTGTAATTATTAAGGCCGTAAATGACTTTATTGTCTACGTCTTTATATTTGTTGAAGTAGTCCCGAGCATCATATACAGAATCAAACTCTCGCTTGTATACAGGTTCGCCCTTAATTGTTTTGTATGGCGTCTCAACACCACGTTCCTTATATACTTTATTAGGCTCAAACAAGTATGGGCGATACGGAACAGTTTTCGAAAATCGTGTTCCATCCTCATATCCCCTTACGAGTATGTCCCCCTTATAAAGCTGGACACTAGTATAAAAACTACTCATCGATGTCCCGAGTAAAAAAGGCTTCTAGCTTTTTCTTATCACTCCAATTATGAGCATAATCGTTATCATCATTGCATAATTGAAGTGCGTCTGCTTCGGAAATGATGCGATGGGATACAATCGTTTCACCAAGATGTTGTTGAGAAAATTCTTGTGCTCGTTCTGACACAACATCGTCAAGCGCATACTCAGGATGGTCCTTTGGTACTTCAACAACATAACGAATTCTATGTGTGTGAATAGTTTCTACTAAAACCCATACTTTATCTTTTTTTGAACTCACTTTGAAACCTCATTTTATATTCGTTAAAATACTATTATACTACATGTTGTGGTAATTCTTCAACTCCGCCTTTATATAAGTCAGTTAGCATTTCAACGTGGCCATTAAACATCATATTGAAAGCTGCTTTTTGAATTTCGTGGTAGTATACTTTCTGCATAGCACAATTTTTTAAGAATGATTGTGTAGGCAGCGATATAGGGCATCCACTTTTACAAATTTTTAAATTAGAACATTTACTACAGTGTCCCTCATCTCGCTTAAGATCTAAACTTAATATACGTATACCTTTAAGTTGTTGAATGTTGCCATATACATGATCTTCCCCAGCTGCATGGGGACAAGTCCTAACATTACCTTCTATGTCGAGAGAAATTATTCTCAAATCATCAGCTCCGCATTGTGTTGATGTAATAATGGGTTTGTTATACACGGTCTTGTCCATGTAGCCCAATACACAAGCCTCATCATTTAAATCTGTGTATATATCTGTTGGAATTAATGGTAACCTGCATCCGTAGTATGCATCAACATCACCATTCATTTGCTTTTGTAAGTATTCTGTATACTGATGTCTGTGTGCTTCTAAATATTCCTCAAATATTTTTTGGAACTTGGGAAGGTTTTCCCCAGAAACAACTGATTCCTCAGAAAGGCTGTAGTGGTGATCTACCTCAAGAACTGTATTAAATGTTTGCCCAATTTCAAATCCAAAACCTGCATGGTGTAGATCAAGTTGTTCAATTACGTCTTTAAAAAAATCATTAATTTTAAACAAATCAAAATTGCGATTGGTTAATACAAAGTTAAACCCATAGTGTATCTTTGGAAAGCTATCGTCTATTCTTTTTATAATACGCTGTACGCGTTTTATGTTAAATATTTCAGCTCCTCGGCACTCTTCTTGAGCTGGACCATCATGACTTATACCAATTTCAACTGTAGATTTCAGTGTATTGAAAAAGTCTACATGCTTATCGTGTAGTGTGCTGCCATTTGTTGATATGTAAAAAGTCAATCCTTCTCTATCTAATTTCTTCATTATTGGAACAATGTCATTCCAATATAAAAAAGGCTCACCACCCCACAACTCTACTCTTTGTAAATCTCGTGTGCCAACGTGTGATTCAAGATTGTTTAAGAATTTTTCTAGTGATGAATTTTTAGGACGCTCATCAGGGTTGCCTATATCTTTTTGAATGCAATAACTGCAATCATAATTACAAGCGTGTCCTAATGTAATCCTCATTGCTATAGGATTGGTTGCTTTTTTACGTGTTTTCTTTAGCTTGGCGAAGGGCAGGGTAGTATCTAGATTTGATAAATCTTCACTATCTATCATGTCTACCCAGTATGATTCTGGTCTGGTGTGGGGTGTAATTAATGGTGTCCCGTCTGCTTCAAACATATTGTTTGTTTTGTTGCAGACATAAAATTCTACTCCTGTTTCTTTTACTCTATACTTTGCATAAGCCATTAACCACACCCAACCTTTTTATGTTTGAAATTATAAAGCCGCTAGCGCAACATCATAATGATGTTTGCGATCTTCGAG